CAATTGCTAAGGCACTTGAAGAGAATCTAGGTTGGCAAAACTACCGCATTGTACAAGACAATGCTATGATTTTTGAACAAGCTGAAACACAACGACTTATGAACCAAGTTGCCGAGGATATTCAAACCGAGGCAGCAGTGAGTCCTGAAGGCCCCATGCCTGAAGGGGTTGACAATCAACAGCCAATGATGTAATATAATAATAAGTATATTAGTAATATATAGTATATAATTAATAATAGTTATATATAAATATATTATTAATATATATAAACTATATTATATATAATGAATAAACTATTACTTAATAATAAACCTAAAGATAGTAGCAATGAAGAGTTTATTAAAGCTTGGAATAATAGTAGCTATACTTTAGAAGCTTTATACAAAACATTATTAGTATTGAAAGAAGATATTAATAGTGTAAAGAAAGATGATTTTGATTGTCCTAACCATTACGCTAAATTGGCGTTCAATTTAGGGCAAATTAAAGCATTTGATTTAATCATTTCAATGTTACCAGATACAGCCAAAAGGTAACGTTTTTCAATAAGCCTACTATAAGGCTGTCAATTTTTAGGAGAAAAGCATGACCGATGCTACAATTTTTGGTGGTGAAGACAATAACACTGCCGCACCTGCTTCAGCGACAACTGATAGCTCTTTGTTCACCGCACTTGTTGGTGATACACAAAAATACAAGACCGCAGAGGATTTGGCTAAAGCCTACACCAATGCTGACCAGTTTATTGAAACCTTGAAAGAGGAAAATCGTAAACTACGTGAGCAAGTAGCTTCCGCTAAAACCATTGACGAAGTTCTTGAGCGTATGTCGAAGCAAGGGTCTGCACCAGAGGCCGACAATCCTCCTGCTCAGGGCATTACCCCTGATGTTGTGCAACAGCTTGTAGAGAAGACGTTAGAGGGTCGTAAACAACTAGAAACTAAGAATGGCAATTTGCTTAAAGCTGATGCTCTGATGAAACAGAAATTTGGTGAAAAAGCAACTGAAGTATTTAAGCAGCGTGCTGCTACTCCAGAAAAAGCCAAAATCCTTATGGAACTAGCTGCTACCGATCCAGATGAGTTTGTATCTTTGTTTGCTGGTGTTCCTGCTCCAGCTAATCACATGGACACATCCTCATTCAACACCACTTCTGTAGCTTCTAATGGTGGTGATCGTAGTAAGATTGAAGGCACTAAAGAGTGGGCAGCATCTGTCCGCAAAGATAATCCTACTCTCTACTGGTCACAAGATTTCCAATATAAGCTGCAACAAACTGTTTCTAAAAACCCGACCCTATATTTTGGGTCTTAAGGAGAATTAAATGTCTGGAATGGATTATACAAAGGTTAATGAAAACCTAGTTCGTGCAGAACTCTGGTCTGCTGAACTAAAAGATGTTCTACAAGAACAACTAATGGGCACTAAGTATGTTCGTATGCTAAGTGGCTTCCCTGATGGCAACCAGTTTACCATCCCCTCAGTTGGTGAACTACCAATGCGTGAGACTGCTGAACTAACCCCTGTGGTTTATGACAGCATCGACACTGGTGAATTCAACTTCACCATTGACCGTTACGTAGAAGCTGCTACCTACATCACTGATAAGGCTAAGCAAGACTCTTACTACGCTCAACAGCTAATCGGTATGTTCCCCACCAAGATGCGTCGTGCTCTTGATGAGAACCTAGAAGGCTCTGTCTTCTCTCTAGCTAACACCCAAACTGCTAACGATGCCAACTCCATTAACGGCGCTGCTCACCGTTTCGTAGCTTCTGGTAACAGCAACACCACTCTATCTCTAGATGACTTTGCTAAGGCTAAGTATGCTCTAGACAAGGCCAACGCTGGCGGCACTCGTGTAGCCATTATTGACCCCTCACAAGAGTATGTGTTTAACCAACTAGTTGGTGCTCAAGCCTTCACTAACAACCCTGCTTTCGGTGGTATTGTTAATGGTGGTTTCGTAAACGACGTAACTGGTATGCGCTTTGTTAAGAGCATTTTCGGTTTTGACGTTTATGTTTCTAACTTCCTAGCTACTCCTACCGACACTTCTATCTCTAGCGTGTCTGTACCTGCTAGCCCTGTTACCAACATCTTTATGTCTGTTGGTGGTGATCTAACTCCTTTCGTCGGTGCCTACCGTCAAATGCCTCGTGTTGAATACGAGCGCAACAAAGACCTACGCCGTGACGAATACGTGATGAACGCCCGTTTTGGTCTCAAGCTCTATCGTCCTGAGTGCCTAGTAAGCGTTATCTCTAAGTCCACCATCTAATTTGTCGGAGGGGCTAGTCCCCTCCTCCTGAAAGGAATATAAAATGACTCGTAAATCTACTTGGACTAACGCTGACGGTCTAGTTGTTGGTTTCGGCCCCAACTACCCTGAGCGTAATGTTGCTGGCGTATATGAAACCGACGGTGCTGTAAAAGAAGCTCATCTAGCAATTACCTATCAATCTTCTGGCGCTGTCATTGACATCCCCGCAGGTGCTGTAGTTCTAGACGTAGTTCTTAAAGTAGGCACTGCATGGGCTGGTGGTACTGACGTACAGCTAGGTGATGGTAGCGATGCTGATGGCTGGATTTCAGCTACTCAAGGTGCTACTGCTAACCTAACTGCTGGTGCTACTATTCGTGCTGCTGGTGCATATGCAATTGGTGATGCTGCTACCAACCGTGGTCTAGGCAAAGTGTACGCTTCTGCTGATACTCTAGACGTAGCCTTCACTGGCACATTCACTGCCGGTACTGCTACCATCGTAGTTCGTTACCTATAAGTAACTGAATAAGGGGGAGTTGGCTGACTAGTTCAGCCTCTTCCTCTTTTCCCTTTTGGAGATATAAATGGCACAAGTGCAACATAGCGCATTACCAGATAGTCAGCTACATGAACCAAAGGGAGTTGCTTCAGCCGCTTCAGGTAAAGTATATGTAGCAAATGGTAGTGGTAGTGGCGTATGGCAATATGTCGCTGGTCACGCATACGGTGACTTATACATTTCAGGTAGTAGCACATCTCAAACTTTAGCTGCATCTAGTGCTTTAGCTAAGTTAAATCCCACTGGCGCATGGACAGCCAATGGATACCAGAACATTACGCCATCTGCTGCTAACGGACAATTCACTATTACTCAAGCAGGTGTATATCAACTAGACTTCTGGATTGTTTTTGAAACTGCTGCAATTTCTAGTGGCGCAGCATATAACTTTCACTATGCTGTAAACGGTACTCCATCTACTCGTAAAGTATACGCTAAGAAACCTACTAATAACGTAGACACTATTCACTTAGCTGCTAATGGATATGTAACTCTAGCTGCTGGTGATGTTCTTACTATGTATGTTGGCGGCGATGGTACATCTTCTGGTACTAACATTACACCTAAAGAAGCTAGTCTAAGTTGCCTACTAGTTGATCCAAGTTAAGGAGTATATATGGCTAAGATGACACTCCTAGACATGGTGCAAAACATCCTATCTGCACTAGACTCTGATCCTGTAGATTCTATTGATGAAACTGTAGAAGCTGTACAAGTTGCAGAACTTGTTAAAGAAGCCTATTTTGAACTACTTAGCCAGCGTGACTGGCCTTTTCTATTTACACTAGGCGCTCTTCAAGCACTGGGAGATACTAGTAATCCAACTAAAATGAAAATTCCAGACACATGGAATAAGATTAAATGGATTAAGTATAATAAGAAAGAAGTGCAGTGGGTTGATCCAGAGACATTTAACGACATCATTACAAATCGTGTAGAACAAACTGGTGTTGTCAATAGTAGTGGATATGTTATCAATCAAGACCCAACTTATTGGACTAGCTATGATGATACATACATTGTGTTTGATGGCTATAACAGTATTGTAGATACTACGCTACAAGCTTCTAAGAGTGTTGTATACGGTACACAGCAAGCATCATGGAGCCACATTGATACGTTTGTACCCAACATTCCAGAAAAGTTTTTTCCAACTCTTCTAGCTGAAGCTAAGAGTCAAGCCTTTGTTAACTTGAAACAACAAAGCAATGCTCGTGAAGAACGGAAAGCAACAAGGGGCCGTATGGCAATGCGTAATGATGCATGGCGCAATGAAAACGGTGAAATTAAATATAACACATTGGTGAATTATGGACGCAAGTAAATCATCTTATGACAAAGTAATGGAAAAATCTTTAGCTAAAAAAGAAGCTGCTAAAGAGAGAAAAGAAGAACGAGAAGAAAAAGGCATTGTTAATAAACTCATCATTGAGCGTACTCCTATGGGACTATATAGTTGCCGATACTCAATGCGAGGTCAAGTGCCTGATGAACTAAAAGGTTTGTTTACACGTAAAGAACGAATCCTAGCAGTTGCAAAACAACGAAATATTGATGTAGAAGAAGCTACAGTTTAAGGGGAAATAATGGCAGTTCAAGCCTCAGTAAAAGATGCGTTTACTTTTGTAGGTGGCCTCAATACTGAGGGCGGCTATTTTATTACACCTGAAAATAGTTGGAAAGAAGGTGTTAACGTAGTACCGCAAGTAGACGGTACAGTTGAACGCCGTACAGGGTTAGACTATGAAGATAGTTATTCCTTGTATGCTAGTGCTATTAGTAGCGACAATAAAGACTTATGGGCCTTTACGTCTGGACTATGGAACACGGTTGCTGGTAATGGCAACCTTGATTTCTTTGTAGTTCAGACTGGGCCTATTTTACATTTCTACGAAGCTGCTACAGGTAGTGTTAGCTCTAATAAAAAATCATTTACAGTAAATCTAAACAGCTATAAAGCAACTGGTAACACTGAAATTGAAGGTACTGCTGCATGTAGTTATGCTCCTACCTACGGTAAACTCATTGTAACTAGCCAGAATACTAAGCCAATTGTAATTACATACAACGCATCTACAGACACCATTAGTGTGTCTGCCATTGCTTTAGAAATTCGTAACTTTAAAGGTAAGCCCCTAGTAGATAGCAGTGGTAACATTATTCCTGTTGATGCAGAATATACTGGTGCAGAGTGGATGGCACTAGGTATTGACATTGCAGATGTTAAGTACAATCTATATAACCAAGGTTGGACTGATGAAAAGATTGATGCCTACCGCACAGCTAACGGCGGTTCTCTTGATGTAGAAGATGGTAAATATCCAGCTAACACAAAGAGTTGGATTTATGGTAAAGATACTAGCGATAATTTTGACGCATCATTTTTAAACAAACAAGACTTTGGTAACTCCCCGGCTCCTAAAGGGCATTACGTTATTGACCCACTAGCTGATGTAACATATTCTCCTAAGCAGTGTGCATTCTTTGCAGGTAGGGCATGGTATGCAGGTATGCCTAGTTCTGATTTGCTAGGTACTGTGTTCTTTAGCCAAGTGTTAGATGAATTCACTAAAGTAGGTAAGTGCTATCAAACTAATGACCCAACATCTGAAGTATTAAGTGACTTAGAAGACGATGATGGTGGCACCATTGAGATTCCTGAAGCTGGTGAAATTGTAGGACTACAGCCACTAGGTCGTGGCATTATGGTGCTAGCTACTAACGGTGTATGGTTTATTTCAGGCATTGACCAAGGGTTCACTGCCGCTAGTTATTCAGTAGAGCGTGTATCAACTGTGGGTTGTGTAGGCAGTAAGAGTGTAGTGCAAGTTGAAGATACTTTACTCTACTGGAGTACGTCTGGTATTTATGTAGTACAAGCTACTAACTCTGTAGAGTATAGTGCTAAGAATACTAGCGATCAAGCTATTAAAACATTCTATCAAGACATTCCTGTTCTTGGCAAACTATACGCTGAGGGTTCCTACAATGCTACTAACAAAACAATTTATTGGCTATATTCAAACACAGACAGCACTTCTACCAGCGTTGGTAGATTCAATAAAAACACTGTGTTGGCCCTCGATCTACGCCTTAATGCATGGTATTGGTTTAGCCTAGACACCACAACTGGTGTTATTCCTGTTTCAATTGAGACTACTAAAGAGACAGTGAGTGCTGGTGAAATTTATGAAGTTATTGCTGGTAGTGACGATGTTATTGCATCTACTGATGATGTTGTAGCAACTATCCCAACTATTCGGGGCACTGAGAAGGTGTACAAGATTGTTTGTCTACATCCAGTTACCAGTAACAACTACTCATTAACATTTGCAGACTTTGTTAATGATCGTGAGAACACTACTAAGTTTAAAGACTGGTATAGCTATAGTAACACTGGTGTTGAAATGCCAGCATATTTTATTACTGGCTATAACATGGGTGGTAATGGCCCTGCTCGTTCTAAGACTGGACAATATTTGACAGTGTTTATGAAGCGCACTGAAACTGCATTTGATGAGGACGCTATTCCTCTAAATCAGAGTGGTTGTCTAATGCAAAGTAGGTGGGACTTCACTGACAATGGTTATCCCGGTAAGTGGGCTGATGAAGTACAAGTCTATCGACAGTTACGCCCATTCTTTGCTAGTGGTGAAGACACATTTGATGATGGTTATCCACTAGTTATTAGTAAGAATAAATTACGTGGCAGAGGTAAAGCTGTACAATTCAAATATACAGCACAAGCTGGTAAAGATATGAAGATTGTAGGTTGGACAGGAACATTCGTAGGAGCTACCAATGTTTAAAATTATTGATAACAGTGCTTGCACACTTTATTTAGATTTTAGAGATGATGTTGCTATTGTATACGGTGAGTTGCGTACATTTACAAAATCATCTTATAAAGATACATTTGATAACTGGGCTGCTACGTTACAAGCATTGCGTGAAGAAGGATATGATAAAGTATTTACGCAAATTAAAAAAGAACACGATAGTGTACGAGTGTTTCAAAAACGACTTGGATTTAAAGAACACACTGAAACAGAAACTGACTTAATCATGGTGAAGGAATTATAATGTGTGATCCAGTAACTTTAGGGTATATTGCAGTGGGAACAGCAGGTGCTTCTGCTTACAGTAGTTATCAAGCAGGAAAAGCTACACAACGACAATATGAAGCTGAACAACGTCGTGCGGAAATTCAAAACGTTCGTTCTGTTCGACAACAAATTCGTGAAGCTCGACTTGCCCAAGCGTCTATGACTAACGTAGCTGCTCAAACAGGTGGTATGGGTGGTAGTGCTCTAGCTGGTGGTACATCTAGTGTTGGTGCTCAATTAGCCAGTAATGTAAGTTATATGGCTGATGTGGCTAAAGAAAACACAGCAATTACCAGTGCAGCAGCAGATGCTGCTCAGTGGCAATCTACGGCTACTATTTTTGGCGCAGTAGGCGATGTAGCAAGTGCTTTACGTAAAAAGTAACCAAGGAATAAGATGGAAGAGTTTAACATCTACGAAACAACAGAACAAAAAGACTACGCATCCGTTCCTGTAGCAAACCACACACTAGCTGTGTTGTATGGCGCTGATAGTGGAAGAGTTAACGATGTTCTGAAAGAAACTGCTACGCTAGGCCCTGCTTATGTAGCGGCTGAACGTGCTAAACTTGTCCGTCAAGATAATTTACAAATTCTTAAGAATGCAACACTAGAACTAGCTAAGACTAATAATGCGCCTGCCGTAGAAGCAGGCTTTAAAGCTATTGCAGAGGCTGAAATTGTTAAGCCAGAATCATTCTATGATGATGTGCAAGATAGTTCTGAAGAAGCATTAGAGCGCATTAGTATTTCAATGGGTAAACCTAAAGATGAAGTTATTAGGCTTGCTCAACTATACAAAGATAATGTTGCTACACGTACTGCATTGGAAGTTGCTGCTGCTAGTCTTACTGGTCGTAGTGATGGCGCACAACTAGCAATGAGTTTTAGTGGTTTACAATCTGTAGCAGATGTAGGTCGTCTTACCCCTATTCTTAACGAAGAAATTGAAAAGATTGGTTACACTGGCAATCGAGCATACTCTTTTGAGTCGGGTGTTAATGCACTGCTAGAAACACTAACAATTGTTTCTCCTGATGACAGACCTAAAGTAATTAACTCTTTATCTAAACGCCTAGCTCCTGTAATCGGTGAAGCAAACACTCGCCGCTTCTTTGAAGCAGCATTAAATGGTTATAGCAGTTCTACTACGGTAGATGCTGTGTTTTCGTCTTTAGACCTACTATCTATTGGTTCATTCTTAGGTGGTTCATTACGTGCTGTAATGGGGACTACTAAAGCAATTAACCTTGCTCGTAAAGTAGGGGCTGAAGAAACAGTAGCTAAGGAAATAGCCGATCAACTTACAGATGGTAAGTCTGCCCTTAACGTATCTCCAAAAGACGCTCTAGAAGGCTCTATTAGCGCCAAAACCCTATTGTCTAAAGAGTTAGATGGTGCATCTTCTGGTGTGCAAGATAACCTACGTAAACGTCTAGACGCAACTCTAAAAGACTTAGATGCTACACTATATAGTGGTGGTGCTAAGCCTGAAGAAGTGCTTGCAACTAAGATGCGTCTAGAACAAATTTATTCTAAAGAAAATAATTCATCTATTGTAGCTAGTAAAGTAACTGCTCTACCCGAACAAGGTAGACTATCTATTGACGTTACTTACGGTGATAGTGGTGGTAGACCATTTGCTACGGCTGAAGAAGCACTCGCCTATTATAAAGACATTAAACGTGGTGAGTTAGAAGTAGTACCTGTACTTGGTAAAGAAACAGAAATTAAAGCTGCTATTAATGAGTTAGATACTCGCATTGCAGAACTTAGCAATAAAATTCAAGAAGCTAATTTTGCACCTCGTATGAGTAATGCAGGTACAGTTGCTAACATGGAAAAGCAACTACCACTACTAGTAATGCCTAGTGGTAAACTACCAGAAGCTAGTAAAGCTGGAGTATACCCTCGTCGTACTCGAAATGTTGAGGATGCGTGGACAGCAGTACGTGAGACAGCTACTCAACCAGAACAATTTGTAATTGATAAAATTATTAAACTACTACCTAAAGAAACTAGGGTAGTTGTAAACATTGGTGATGGTCGGGCATCATATAACCCTGCTACAGATACGCTGCTAATGTATCGGGGCAATAAGGATAGTAACGTATTTAGTCATGAGCTTATTCATGCTGTTACTAGTCATAAAATTAAATACGGTAAATTAAATCCCAGTAGTGAGTTAGGTAAAATTACTACTAAAATGGATAATCTACGTGAAGCTGTAATTAAAGAAATTACTAAAGTTAAAGATAAAGAACTTAAAGGATATTTGGAATATTTAACTAAAAACACAGAAGAGTTTGCAACTGCTGGTCTTTGGTCAATTAATCAACTACCTAAAGTAGCAGCATTTTTAGATAGTATTAAATATAAAAATACTACGTTACTAACTGAACTATGGCAGACATTTAAACAGCTTCTTGGATTTGGTAATAAAGACACTGCTCTATCTGAGTGGTTTGGTCTTAACGAAGAGATGACTAAGCAAGGACTACGCATCACACTACCACGTCAAATTGACATTGGTGGTCAAGGTGCGCTAACGTCTATGTTGGATGTTAATCGTGTTATTAAGCCTTACCTACCTAACGCTAAACTTGATGCTGACCTAGCTTCTCTAGAGTCGGCTGTAGCTGCACGTGTTACAGCAGACATTGAAGCATCTACTGCTCCTACAGGTTACTACCTGCGTCAGAAGGCAGACATGCCTGTATACACTGCTGACATTGGTAAGATTAGCCAAGAAGAACTAGACCAGATGCACCTAACTCTAGGTAAGATTAATCCTCGCCTAGCGTCAGTTAATTCCATTTATAGTCCTGCTTTGCTTTCAATGTACAAGCGTACACGCTACGGTAAGGTACAGAGTGACTTTATTAAGGCTAGTTTTGACAAACTAGATGCTAAGCAAATTGATATGGTTAATGCTGCTTTAGTGCAGACAGAGACACTAAAGCGAGACATGAATCTTGTTGAGCTAGCAACTGCTGGTTTACGTAAAGATGAAGAGATTGAAGCCTATTACGCTTTCCGTACAATGCGGAACGTTGAATATTACCTAAAGAATAAAGAAGCAGCTAATGCTTTTATTGCTAAAGGGTATATCAGCGTGTTTGTTGGTATGGGTGATGATGGTGTGTTTAGTGGCCCTGCTAAGAGTAAAACACTTGCTGAAGTAACAGGCCGAAAAGTATATGATGTAGAAAATAAAAAGTATGTAACTCTCACTGAAGATAAAGCTAAAGAGTTCGATGCTCGTGGTCTACAAGTATTTGAATATGCTAAAGCACAAACAGTAGAGGGTCGTAAAGGCTCTATTACTCGTATTGCTGTGCCACCTTCTCAGGTTAAGACAGGAGACATTACTTCTGTTGTAGGCCGTGTAGACGGTGCGTATAGTCGCATTTATACTGAAGAATACTTTATCAAGATTAAAGGGCAGCAACTCATTGATGACGAGCTACAGGATGTGTCTTACGCATTCCGCACTGCTGTATCAGAAAATAATGCTTCTCAATATGTTAAAGGGTTTAATGACTTACTAGAATTCCGTAGGGCTGGTAATGTAGTTAAAGCTGAAGATGTGTCTCGTTTCTTAACGTCTTATGAGACCGATGCTGCTGAGTTAGCACAGCGTATTAATAACGGTGAGTTTGATGGAGCTAAAGCTGTGTTTAACTACACACGTATTGAAGATAACTTCTTCCGTGATGTAACAGGCATTGGCTCTATGGAAGGTGAACAAGGCCGTGTATTCTGGTCAGGCCGTACTGAAGCTGGTATTAAATCTATTAGCACAGGTAGCACACGTCTAGAAACACTTGGCCCACTACAAAGTCTTGAAGCTGAGATTAGCAACACAGCTAGATTTGCTGCACTTAACGAGTGGCGTAGAAACTCCATTGAACGTTGGTATAACACCTTTGAAGACACTATTTCAGACATTGATAAAGCTAACGCTAAAAGTGCTGAACAAGTGTTCTTTAATGTGGTAAACAACGTTAGTGGTTATGCTCTCTCTGATAGTAAAGCTAAGCAGATGCTAGCTACAAAAGACTTTATTCTTACTCAGTTAGGTGTTAAGAGTATTGATGAAAAGCTGATTCAACACGCTGTTAACAACCTTACTAGTAACATTAACGTTCCCGGCTTCTCACATGTTGGTCAGTGGCTACGCCGTACCGATCTAATCAATTGGGCCAAGGGTGCTAACTCCACACTGATGCTTGGACTATTCTCTCCAGCACAGCTTATCGTGCAGTCTTCAGGTATGTTGTTGGCTGCATCTATGAGTCCTAAACATGGGCTTAAAGCTGCATTCTCTATTCGTCCTATTCTTGCTGCCATGACTTCGGATAATCCTTCTGTATGGAAGTTTGTTCACAAGAGTTCTGGAATTGCTAAGAAAATGGGGATGGATGCAAATGAGTTTGCTGATGTAGCTGAAGCCATTAAACGTGTTGGCTTGCTAGATAACATTGGTGCATCCTCCACCTACAACGGTGCTGATGGTGCTCTAAACATCTTTGCTAAACGTAGTGCTAAATTTAACCAAGCACAGATGATGTTCTTCAACAAAGGTGAAGAGATTAACCGTGTTGGTGCATTTGACATTGCTCGTCGTGAGTTTATGGAAGCTAATCCCGGTGTAGCATGGAACACTGATGCTGCACTACAAACCATTGTTCAACGTGCAGATGATTTGACAATGAACATGACACGAGCTAATGATGCTCGTATCTCTAAAGGTGTTCTAGGTATTCCTTTACAGTTCTTACAACATAACATCCGTTTGGGCACTAACCTCATTGCACAGACTGGTGCATTGGTAGGTAAAAAGTCACCATCACTAAGCACAGCAGATGCTGTACGTTTGACACTAGGTAGCTACCTACTATATGGTATTACTAATAACGCTACACCAGACTTCATTGAAGAATGGCTAGGCGATAAGATGAATGGTGAACTTAGTGAGACTCAAAAACAATATCTAACTCAAGGTGCTCTTGCGGGTATCATTTCAACTGTTGGTGAACTATTAACAGGTGAGCGTACAAACATTGCTTTAGGTAGCCGTCTATCGTCTATTCAGTGGTACGAAGATTTAGGCGATGCAATATTTGATTTGTTTAAGGGTGAGAAGGTAGACGTTAAGAAGTTAGCTGGCCCAACTGGATCAACACTAACAGCCATTCTAGAACTACCTGAAATTTTCCTAGACTATCGCTACAAAGACGAGTGGACACTAGGAGATTTTGCTTCAACGTTATCGGCTGCTGGTGCAACAATGGCATCTTCATGGCGTAACATTGACAAGGCATATTGGGCCTATCATGCTAATGGCATGGTGCTTAATAAACGTGGTGATCCACTAGCAAACCTATCTTGGACAGAACTCATTGCACAAGGACTAGGTTTCCAAAGCACTGAAGCATATGAAAGTGGTACAGTGTTTGCATCTAAACAAGCATATGCAAAGACCATGCAGAAATATGCTGATAGTGTTATGCGCTTAGAAGGTCTCGCTCGTAAAGCCTATCTAAATGGCGACACTGAAGGTATGAAACAAAACTATTCTGCTGCTGAAGCAGTTATGGCACCTCTACCTGAATCAGATAGACAATTCATTAAACGACTCATTAAAGACACGACTTCTTACGACACAGTAGGTAGAGAAGCATTTGCTAAGTGGGCAACACAAATGTCCTCACACAAAAATCGTTTACTAGTAACAAGCCCATTCGGAGAAGAATAAATGGCAACATACCGTCAAGACATTACTCGCAGTATTGAACCAGCTATGGCTGATCCCTCTACACTTGCTAGGGGAATGCAGATGCAAGCTCAGGGTATTGCTACAGCCATTAAGGGTGTTGCACAAGCTGGCCTAGATATTTATAAAACTACACAGACAGAAGCTTTACGGGGTGAACTACAAGCTGGTGTCAGTCAACTTCAGAAAGAAATGGATGAGGTTAAGGCGGCTGATATTACAGCTAAAACTATTTTTCAACAAGAACGTAATAACATACCTAATCTTGTAGATGAATATCGTGCAGCATCTCTTCTAACTGGCTCTGATCCTGAAGAAGCTAAGACACTAGCACAGGCATTTGGCACTAAACAAGAGAATGAGATTGTATCTCGCTATCGTTCTGAACAGCAGCGCATTGCAGCAGCTAGAGATTCTATGCCTAGTCGCTACAATGAGTTTATGCTACGTTCTGAAACAATGCTAAAGAAATACATTGCAGAGCATCCTATGCTTGCTGATGAATTTCGCAGTGTGTCTGAACAAGTTACAGGTAAGCGTGGCTTGGATATGTACTCTGTAGCTAAGCTGTATGAGGATGTAAACTTTATTGAAAAACAAAGTGCAGAACAAGCTAAGCGTCAAGAGCAAATTCAAGGTGAATTACAAAAAGCATATGTTGCTGACCGTATTAAAGGTGGTGTAAGTCAAACACAAGCCCTTGCAGAGTTTAATGCTGTAGACCCTAGCCTACGTATGGAGTTGGCTAATGCCTCTGTTGCTGCTGGTACATCTAAAGAAAATGCTAAACAAGCTTTGGAACTTGGTGGAAATAATATTCTTAATTTTTCTAATATTACTGTTGCTGGATTTCAAAGTGATTTAATTGCTAAGAACGCATCTACTTATGCACAATTATCAGCACTAGGTATTACTCGTGCTCAAATTGCTTCTGGTAGTATTCCTGACGCTATTAAGAACAGTGCTCAATATAAAGCTATTGTAGATAAAGCAGGGACTGAGGTGTTGCAGCTATTAGATACACAATATAACACTGCTGTTAATGAACTAAATCTTAAAGCACGTAGCACCCCTGCTGATGCAGATAAAGTTAAAACTGCTATGGGCGTTCTTAACGATTGGTACACTTCTCAGCGTGAATTTTATACTAAGAATCCTACTAGCTTCCTAGTTGGTATTGCTACTAAGGACGATAGAGAAACTGAACTACAGCGTCGTTTAAACATTGTAGACACTATGGTGAGAAGTCTAGGAATTCCAGCAGAGATTGTAGCTCAGCTAGGTATGTCGGGTGATAGCAAAGGATACAACGATGCTCGTGCTCGTTACCCTCGTGCTGCCTCAATCATTGACCATGCTAACCGTGTACGTGAACAAATCTTGTCTGGTGTATCTACAGATGAGTTTGTGAAACTAATGGGTAGTATGAATAAATATAAGGAAACTCCTGTTGCTGCTATTCCTGCAAATAAACAAGATGCTACTGCCTCGTTAACTACACATAAACAAAAACAACAGAAGATTGTAGATTTAGCCCAAGGTGGGATGTCTGAGAATAAGGTACAGGATGTAGCTGACTATGTTGTATCTGCATTCCAACAACCAGCTAATGCTGAACAATATTTGAAGACTGGTCAAGTTGCAACTAAAGCTGTTCTTGGTAGCCTATCTCCTACAGATAAGCAAGCTGTAGCAGAACAAGTTAAAGTGGCTGCTAACCAATACATCTATGGTACGCAGGCTCACGGCGATAAAGCTAAGCAGTTTTATGACGAGTATGTAAAAGCGTTTGTACAAGGTGTTCCCGGACTGGATGTTAACGCATCTAAAGTTGTGTTTGCAGATGTTACTGGTAATGCTCCACTACGTGTTGTAGCTAATCGTGTACCTCGTGCAAATCTTACACCTACTGAACGCCGTTCTTATGACAACTATGTTCGTGTAGCTAACCAACCTTCAGCAGTGAACAATGCTTTATCTGCCATTGACGAGATGCTACGTGTTCAAGCTGATGTAACAGGTATGTCTACACAAGAACTACGAAAAGAATTTATCTCTGCATTTACTAAAGGTAAAACTGTAAGTGAGGGGCGTACACAAGAGTTTGTACAGGCGGCTACTCAACAACCTTCTGGTAAGCGCACTGCAAATATGGCTGACGTAGCTAGGTTTGCAGCAGAAAGAAAGATGAGTATTGACGATGCTGTATCTCAGCTTGAAGCTGACGGTGTTGATGTTATTGGGCAGTAATATGAGTATTTGGGAAGACTTTCAAAAATTCATTGGTATGGGACAGCAACAAACACAACAAGTTGCTTCTACTACCCCTGCTCCTGCACCAGAGCCTGCTAAGCCAGACTACTATCAACGCCTAGCTATGGCTGAAAGCAGTGGTAAGGCTGAAGCTAAAGCTGCTACTAGTAGCGCCGCTGGCCTATATCAATTTACTGAGGGTACTTGGAAAGAATATAACAAGAAGTATGGATTGGGATTGAAGCTAGATGATAGGTTTGACCCTGCTAAATCTAAACTTGTTGTAGAGAAGTTTACTGAAGACAATAAGAAACAACTTAAACAACACTTAGGTACTGATCCTACAGACACTGATTTATACGCTGCTCATTTCTTGGGTGTATCTGGTGCTAAGAAATTCCTTAGTGCTGCGCCTAAGAAACTAGCAAAGGATGTGGTTACTCCAGACCAGTATAAAGCTAATAAGTCTATATTCTATGACTCAAAAACTAAAAAACCTCGTACAGTAGCGCAAGTATACGGGTTGTTACAGAAGAAAATTGGGGAATGACAAAGGGGGCAATTAAGCCCCCTTCTTTTTTAAGCCTTACTAATAATGAAACCAAAGCTTTGCATTACAAGCATGGTAGGGTGTTCACCCCTGCGGAATTGTCCCTGCTTCCGCATATACTTGCGTAGGGCACTCCGTGCTTCGTTGTAGTTGCTGAACAACTGCTTCAAAGATTTTGGCATCCCGCCCTTGATTCGTTTGATTTTGTACATTTTGTTTCCTTTCTTCTTTAGCAATGAGATATTGAATGTTATGTAGACACTTATGTAGGTCTTCTAAAGGTTTACCCTTATCTTTATAGCGTAGCAAATATTTTAGGGCACTTGCTTCCCACCCATTCATATCATACGCCTCCCATACTTCCCAAGGTTGAATAGCACGTTCTTTGTAATGATTGCCACCGTACTGCGCTGCCATTACTTCTTCATACTTCATTCAACTTTCTCCTTAAACAACGCTGGAATACGCTTCTCTGCTTCTGCCTTTTCAATCTCTTTAGTTAGCAAAGAGATGAGTCCTTCTTGCAATAGGAGTTGCATCATACGTGGTTCGATGTCTCGCAACATAACGGTTGCTGATCCATCTTCATGCTCTTCCATCACTTCAATTTCCATTTGGTTTCTCCATAAAACTGTTACACAGTTGATGAACTTTACCGTCTTCTGTACGGAATTGCAACACTATTTCCATTGTCTTGTCAGTTTCATACACTTTCAGACGCACATAGCGCCTTAGCGCCTCCATCATCCGATAGCTTTCGTCGTTCGTCATTAATGCTCCTTAAACGTTTCTTTGCAGTGTGTACCAGCTTCTTTGCGTAGCCGGGACTTACACCTAGCAAGTTGCCAACCTCAGTATAACACAATCCCTCATATAGTTTTAGCCATACTGCACGTTGTTGTTTATATGGCAACTTAAACAAGTCGTTCATAAGAAGACTAAGTGTTTGATTGCTTTCAAACAGGGTTTCAGGTGTCACACTAGTCACCCCCTCGACTTCTAAATTAAACGCCTTGTAGGGCCGTTTAGAGGCCGTGTTGATGGCAATTGTACATAGCCAAGTATAGAATCCACTTAACTCTTTCTTGTATGTGTGCAGATATTTGAATGCTGACACAAATACATCCTGAGTAAGTTCTTCTGCTGTGTGGTTGTCATGTACACGCTTCCTAAGAAACATATACACTCGCTTCCAATACTTAGCAAATAGCAAGGAATAGCTCTTGCTATCCCCTGCTAACGCTTTAGTTATTAGTAACTCATCCTCACTCGCCACGGTCTTCAAACACCATGTGCGGCACTGCACGTACATTAGGATAGAGGGCTAGAAAATCCTCACGAGTAATGTCTTTACCAATGTTGACTTCTACATATGCTTCCTCTTCACGCTTTAGTCGTGCCTTAAGAACATCGCAGTTAGGACAATTATCTTTTGTATATACAACTAGTGTACGCACATCACACCTCGAACCAATCTTCAGCAAGCATGTCGGTTTGGCTAGCAAGCCACGGTACTCTAGCGTTTGGTGTATTTACAGCATCCGATGGATAGTTAATGTACACGTAAGGTAAGGTCATCTTGCTATACTTATCTGGAACCTGTAGTTCTAACCACAGCCCTTTTCCGTTCCACCCCTCACGAGCAACTTTACTACCTTGTTTTAACAAATCAATAGCGTGTCCAAAATTCATTTTAATCTCCTTATACATCGCACGAACCGCTTACACATGCCAGTTGCTGAGCACCTTCAACGTTGTCGTCAAACTCAACAAACTGTTCCCAATCAATAGCTTTAGGCATTGTAGCTGCTAGCTTATCATAAGTAGCTTTATCAATCTCCTCATAGGGTGCTTGCTTATAAGTACCACCATCCCAAGGTAGGAAACTAATACCACTAATCTCATCAAAGTGTTCCCACACCCATGCACCTACAGAAGGCCAATCCTTCTCTTTAACATACACAGTGATGGAGGGTTTATGCTCACACCAGTGACGTTGATAGGTTAGCCATAGCTTTAGATGTGTGAAGCTGTCCAACTCATCACGAGTAATACATCCATCAGGACTCTTCATTGGAAAGCTAAACACAGTGGTGTCATGTGGCTTTAGGTGTTCCGGTTCTGAAGGTACTCCTTGAGACTGTAGAAAGGCAGTAATAGGGTCTTTGTTATCATTCCGCACACGGCGAATGTAGTAATTGCTGTGACGAGCATGAATGCCACTGGCAGAATCAACAAGTTGAGAAACGGTACCAGAAGGTTTAACACACGTAACAGCAGCCGATTGAGGAATTCCGAGTGCATTAGCAAAATCCTTATTAGTAACAACAGCCAAGTCACGTAGCTCTTCTAAGCGTGATGACAGACCATCGTCGTTTACGTTGTTCAAAATGGGGCAGTCTAGGATGCCCGTAATGGATACACCAAGTAGGCGTTCTTCTTCAGTATTCTTCTGCCATACTTTCCTTAGATAAGGGAATTCTGTAAGAGTAGACTGGAAAGTGCCAAGGATAGAGGCCAGTCTAACTTTTCGCTGTAGACTTTCTCCATTATCATTGTCTCGGGCGACAACTTCCGTAAGGTTACAAAACTGATACGGACGTAAGATGATTTCGGAGCATGGATTAGTCCCAAAATCATAGCTGCTGTCTCGCCTTCCGTGTTTTGCAACTGTAGATTTAGCTGCTTCTCGTGAGAAGATGCCGCGCTCGCCAGAGTATGACTGATACAGCGCCAACCACTCTGACATAAATTCCCCAACTGAGGGTCGTTCATTATAGCTTGCACTATTGTTTGCAAGTGCTCGTTGGCTTTCTCGCTCCCACCACTGACCAGCTTTGGCATGTCGCATCCTATCATCACTTAAGTCACTCAAACTAATCATCGCTGACCGACGTACCCCACCAACAACCACGACCTCGCCAATCTTACACATAATGTCATGGCATTCCAAGCTGGTAAGTTTCCGACCTGACGCACCTTTAAATTTATTAGTAACAAATTCAAAGAGTTCAGTGAGGGGTTTAGGGCCGCTAGCTCGACCACCAAACGTCTTAAGGCGTGCCCCTGCCGGACGGACTTTGCTAACGTCCCATTTCGGTACTTCCCCTGAATACAGTAGGGCAATGAGTTGACGTAGGGCTTTGGCCCAACCTGCTTTGCTGTCAGCCACAACAATAGTAGTGTCGCTAGTAAACATCTTTGCAGGGACTTCAGGTAGCTTGTTGACATATTTACTCTCTACTGAGAAACCAACACCAGTGCCACATAGCAGGATGTACATGGCTTCATCAAAGGATTTAACATCGTCTACAGGTAGGTAGCTACAGTTGTAGCCAGCAGTGTTGTCACGCTCTAGTGCCTCACCAGCAGTCATAACTGCTCGCATAGATGGCATGACTTCACGATTTAGAATGGCATTGTACAACTCATTCTTCAAGTCCATAGCCATAGCATAGCTGTGTTTCTTCTGTAGATGTTTGTCAATGAAATTCATGTAACGCTCTACAGTTTCAGGCCAATGTTCACGACGGTTCTTGTCATCAAGAAAACGTGAGTAGCGGCTCTTAGCAATAAATGATTCGTATAGACCTAATTCACTCATCTTCTAATTCCTCTTCGTTATAAAATGCAACTTCGGCAATGCCGAGATATAAAGTGAAATAAACACCCGGTGCAGGTGTTACTTCAAAACCTACTGTGAAACCTGCCAAGAGTCTGATTGCGATGGACATGAGATTTCCCATCCTCTCTGTTCTAAGTTGTACATGTTGTTTAACACTAGCTTAGCTTGGTCAGATAGCAAGTCATAAAACAACGGCCCATATTTACCACTGCACACAACGTAATCAAAGTCTTTAATTACATGATGCAACCATGCTTCCTCTTCATTCACTTCAGCGTTCATCACCACTTCCTTGAATAACACCACGCTCCTTACGGCTACGCAGTTTGTTGACATTACTAATAGCAACATCGTCTAGGGACATACCGTATTTCTCAGCAAGCATGGCTACAAAGAACAGCACATCACCTAGCTCTTTTTTTAGCGGCTCTAGCGGGACTTGTCCTTGATTGTCCCTTACTGCTTTTGCGAATACGTCCAGTACCTCCCCCGCTTCTGCTCCCAGACCGTACACCAGATACTCTCGGTTGTTTGACTCTGGTAGTAGAAACTGTTTCACCAGTTGTTGATATTCGCTTAGCGTCATTCTTTTCTTCCTTTGTCTTTACCTTGTGGCAACTCTTACACAATATTTGCAGGTTAGATTTCTCACAGAATAGACGGTCAATGTACACATCCCAAGAAACAAAACCAGTGAGTTCAACCACTGGTTCTTTATGATCTACTTCAACATCCTTGGAGGTAAACTCTTCACCACAGCTAGCGCACTTGTAGTGCATTGCTAGCTTACCTGTCTTCTTGTTTGTCTTCCTACCTACTTCAGCTTCCTTGAGGGCTTTCCATTTAGGAGGCCATCTACGCATTCCACCACGTAGCGTACTAGTAATGAAACTTCGATAGCGTCCTTCTGTCCATTCCCCATCGTTACGGATACTTGAGGCCACCGCTATCACCAGCATTAAACGTACAATCTGAGATTGTTGTATTTCCAACTTGTAGCATTGTAGCCAGTGCTTGTAGTGCTGCCACTTTAACACTATCTCCTGCTACATGGTTCATAATTGCTGTGATAGCTTCTACTCGATATTGAATAGACTCTTCTTTTATACCACCAACATCAATCATTGCCATGTTACACCACCCACGGAATTACTTTTGTCCAAGCAGCGAAATAGTGACGAGTGCCGTTGCTGTCAGTAGATTTGCTGTACATTCCATCAATGCCCAAGAATTTGAATACATCACCAGTTGTAAATTCCTCACTATCCGGAGGTACACTAATAACATCTTGCGGCGCAAGTTTAAAATGTTGTCCATATTCCAGTTCATACAAAGCTTTCATGTCTGCAATGTCGTGCTCATTAATCATGTGTTCCTCATTTAATGTTTAACCATAAACCAACTTGTGCAAAGGCATAACCTGTCCATATCATGCCGTTAGCAGTCTCGCCTTTGAGCCATTGTAGCACACCTACGATGAGATAGCCAATACCTGTAGCACCTACGATCAAATGTTCTACTGTCACGATGGCTTCCTTTCACCTCTTTCAAACTTTTCTCGCTCATCTGCAGAGTTGTGAATGGCTAAAAAATCTTTAGCGTCAATCTGAGGACAGCACCAACAAGTGGGAAGTAATTCATGCTCATACAGATCATCTGTGGGTACTATATGCTGAACAAGGTTTCCCATCTCTGAAACAAAACCAGTCAATATCCAACTCATGTGTCACTCGCTAAGTCTGCTTGGATTAAATTTGCAGCAACTTTCCAATAGTTGTGTACTCCGTTTGCTGCTTCATGCTGAATCATTAACAAAGCAACACAGTCTTTTATGGCTTGTTTATAACCCTGATTAAAGCCTCGCCACCTCTCTTGCGAACTTTTAACACCTTCAGGTGTCATTGGCACAACATAAGCTTCTTTTTCACGCCACTTTTGATAGGCGTTGTGATCTCCACTCATTTCAGAAACTCCTTGATGTCTTCTTTATTCATCTTTGTACGGAACATAGCGTGTGTTCAGTGTTTCAAAACTGCCGTCGTCATTCTTTTTAACTACCCTACTAGTACGTACAGCTTCTCGCCCCCACACATAATGATCTAGTGTAAATACATGTGCAACTTCAGCGCCGGGAAACATTTCTGTATCCCACCTAGGTTGCCCTAGGAAATATACTACTGGTTTTACTTTGTCCATATCATCTCCATAGATGGATAGCATTGTAGCAGAATGGTTTTGCATTGCTCAGCTAACTCACGATGTTCTTTCTGAGTAGATGGGTCAGTGCGAACATCAATGTAATGTAGCCAATTGCGTAGTGTACCCTTCATGTACATGCGGCTCATGGTTAGTCCTTCTGGCAACACCTTACGTGCAACTTCTTTAGCAATGCCACGTTCCAATGCTTGTGAATAAACACTATAACACTCGCTAATAATTTTGCTCTGCTGATATTCCCACCACGACTTAAGCATACTGTCGTCTGTTTCCAAACTATTCTGCCTATTCTTAGTGTCTTGTAGTCGTGCATCACTGGTTTCAAATTGACTGACCTCAGCATAACGCTGGCTAAACTCTTGGAAATAGAAACTGCGATGACGTAACACTTGTCGTGCAATGTCTCGTGTAGTTTCAATTTCAACACACATATCCACCATGTCTAGAGGCGACCAGTGTTTATGGTTGACAAGATATTTGATTAGCTTAGATGCAGTCGCCTTATTGTCTTGATTTTCTGGATTGCTTACACGTGCCATGTAAGCTACCAGTTCCTCACCTTCCGGTGTACTCCAAATAAGTTTTGTTTTGCTCATATTCTTTCAGTTGTCGTTGCCAATCTTTAGTACGCTCGTTATTAATAACTTCACGCCGCCTATTCTTCCCAATCTTCTCCAGTTCCAAAGTCGAACGGCTCGTCTTCAACTGTGTCTTCTTCTGTGTCGTCATACGCTTCAAAAAACTTATTGTAGTTTGCAACTAGAACATCTGGTAATAGCTGAATGAAGTCTTCTACAGATAGTCCTAGTGCAATAGTGAGTTCAACAGGGTCGTCAAAGTTCTCTTCAATAAACTGCTTCACCTTCCATAATTTGTCATTATAGTTCATCCTCAACAACCCTCACTACTTGTTTCTTTTTCTTCCACTCTTTACGTTTAAGTTCAGATTGTTTTAAATCTTCTGCCATAGCTTCATAATTGTTTGTGTAGTAGTCGTGCATCTTCTTCACTTCTTCTAACAGCAAACCTAGCTTCATATATTTTGTAGGCAAATCGTCTACATCATATACACTGAAGTCTAGACTGACGTTTCGATTACAGTCTGAAATGGTGATGTTACCATCAATGCCGTCACCTAAGTCCCAACTAGCTACTGTTGATTCAATGGCAGCAATGCCTTCTTTCTTGTTTAGAAACTTACGCGAGTAATATTTAAACTTCGCCATAACGCTTTCCTAAATATTCAATTGATAGAAACATCTCATCAAAGTGACCATCGTTAACTTCGTTCAGCATAACAAGCCCACGCCAGTGTTTGTTGCTAAGCTGATCCATGTAACTCTCGTCATGTAGATAGTAGCTTCCTGCAATTATAGCACAGATAGATTGACCATCTGCACGTTTGCCATAGGCTACTTGTTTTCCTTGTTGATGGCCAGCAATGCAAGACATATGGAGCTTACTAATAATAGCACTAGCAGTACCAGCGGGCCTGCCCATAGCTCCAACAGGCCAATAATGGTTGAAACCAACGCCATTGATAAAAATAGGATGGAGGAATTCATGGACAATCCAATCTTTTTCGTAACATAAATCCTTGGTGGAGATGAGTCCTTCAAGGGTCGGGTTGTTGTTCACTGCTCTATTGATACGATTCTCATGGTTGCCTAACAGCATGTGCATAACTGGCTTATACACTTTCTCTTTGTTCTTCTTCTGCTTGTCTTGCAACTCACGTAGAGGGGCTAGCAGTTTCTGCATAGCCTCCTTAACTACCTCTACATCCTTCTTGTAACGCAATCCTTCAAAGTATTTAGAACCTTTAATGTCATGCGTAGACAGTGATGGCATGTCAGCAAAGTCACCTAAGTTCACCACAACATCAGGCCGGTAATCTATAATAGCTTTACCAGCCCATGTGAGATGATCTGTAGGTACGCCTTCCTTAATCTGACAATCCGGGATGACCAGTATCTTCATCTTCTTCCTCAGCAAGTTTATCAAACTTTGACCAGTAGCCGTTAATGTAACCTTGCACTCGTTCTTTTACACCTACATAACCTACACAATCTAGGAATCGTGCAAACTCTAGGATGATGTTATCCCATGCAGTGTCACTACTGAACGTAACTGCGTGATTAATAACCTTCACATGCGGATATTCAACGTCTGGGAATGTGCAATCTGATTCTGGTTGCGACTCGCTGAAATGAAATTCAAAATGTTTTGTCATGTCAATGCTCCTTAAAATGGAATGTCATCTTCTACTACAAGAAATGCCTTGATTGGTTTATATGCAACTACACCTTCATTGCTGTACTCACCATGATATTCAGCAGCACTTTTAGCACTCTTCTCTGAAACATACAACTTAGGCGTAGATGTGTTTTGCATTAACATAAACTCACCTGTTGCCTGATGTTCCAGTAGCCATGCTTCTTTAACTACTCGCATCTGTAACCTCCATAACTCGTGGAACATCCACCACTTCAACTAGAAACTCTGGGCCAGAGGCATACAAGAATGTACGCATTTCAGGCCAGCATTCCTTCTTAAAGTTGCAATAGCTGCAACTGGTACACAGCTTCTTATTCTTGCTGGTCTTGCTAGCAGGGACGGGTTCTAGTCGTTGAATCGAATTAAGTGACTCTAGACTAACAGTCTCTACAGCATGTTCAGCTTGCAGCTTAAACAGCCCTTTGTTTACTTCAATGGGGTAGTAGTTTACGTGCCCGAGTTCTTTCTGGATAGTAAGAAAACCAGCATTATCAGCGTTAAGAGTAGTAGCATAGCCGTTAAGTTGTTGGTAATATCCGAATGGATCGTCAACTAGATTGTTCTTAAACTTTTCTTCAGAATATTTAGTAACACTCTTTACGTCAACAGGAACACCATCAATGATGGCATCAATGCGACCTCGTACAACCCAACCATCACCAACCTCATATGTCACACGCTCTTGCTTACTAGTAACACTGTGACCAGCATCCTCAGCTACGTTCAACACCAACTCTTCTAGAATGTCACCATAAAAGAATTTGAGTAGGCTGCGACCATCAGGCTTCTCGCCAACGCTAGGCATGTTGTACTTATACCACAGACGACGTGGGCAGGGATCACCTACCTCGCTGAAGTACAGCACCTTGTCTTCTCGTGTGCGCTCTTCCTTGTTAAACCACTTGTCATAGCTGACATGCACGTGGTTGTTTGCAGTGGAGGGGCTAGTGCCCCCTTCCACTAGCTTGTAGATGTCATCTACCAGTGTATCTACAGTTTTCACTTAGTCATTTCCTCAGCAGCAGCTAGGT